AGTAAGTGTTCTTAAATCAATCCAGCCATCATTTGCTGAATTACGCATTTTTAAAATATTATTACTTGTATCAGCCCATAACATATATGCAGCAGTAGTACTAGGAGCAGAACCAGAACTGTTATTAGTTAATATCGCTTGCAGTACATTATTTAAGTCACTACGAACGTTCGCACCTGTACTATTGTCTATAACATAATCGTGGGTAGCCATTGTACTCTAATTTTTCTTTAAGGTTATCATAATTTAAGAGCCTCGACCAAAACCAGTTGCAGTATATTTAAATTCTCTATCTACATGACTTGAACCATTTTTTATATCTATATTAAATCCACTACCTGTTATAGATGACAAAGCAAAGAAATCGCCACTTTGTGCGTTTTCTATTGTTATTGCAATACTAGGTAAAACAGAATTTGCAGCAACGCCAGTTCCTGTGTTGCCCGTAAAAAATGTATTTGTGAATGTCACTGCCTTTTGAGAAGTTCCTGAAGAGATAATTCCACCACCACTTGCACCAGCATTACCAAGACTTGTTTCTGTTCTACTTTCTAATTCTGCTGTATAACCAAGCTGGTCTATTTCTATTGATTGTGCAGGGTCATCTGAATCCATTTCACATCTAAATTTAAAACCTCGACCTACATAAGTTCCGTTTACAAAAGGATTAAATCTTGAAAAATTTGCTCCATAAGTGCAAGCTGTTCCAGCAGATATAGTTGCACTTGTGGCTGAAGTAACTGTAAAAGTGCTTGAACTGGGAACTGAAATAATCTCATAATTACCATCTGTTGCACTTCCAGCAGTAAAATCTATAACAACAAAATCACCGACAGAATATCCATGCGAAGTCTTTGTAATTGTTATTGTTGTGCCACTTTGCCCGTAGGTTGCCGATACTGATGTATCAGGGTCAATATCCGTTGTAGCAACTAATAAAGATGCTCCAACATCAAATGCAGTAGCACCATCAAAATCTGTCCATGTATCAATATTTGCTGATCTTTTATCAATTAAATCATTAGGATAAAAACCTTGTGAAACTATATGTCTGCGGAGTCTTAAAGGTTGTTTTCCACCTAAATCAAGAGTATTTGCAAATTCATATGAACCACCAGTTATATCAACAGCACCAAGAAAATCAAAATCAGCAATCGCATCAAAATCTGTTACACCATCTAATTCATCCAAAGAACCAAGAACAAGACCATTAACTTCATCAGAAAAAAAACAATCAACTTTTGTACCAGCAAAAGGTGTTGCATCAGTATCTTCTCTATCTTCTAAAACAACTAATTTAGGAAATGGGTCAGGGCTTGTAACTATTACAGATGTTTCGCCAGAACTTAGTCTGCCACCATCATCTCTAAATTTTAAAATATATTCACCTGTTACAATATTTGGAACAATAGATTCATTTACGTTGCCCGGCAAAGCTGGAATAACATCAACAGAATTAGTAAAAGTTGCTGTTCCATCTGCAATATTACTTCCTCTAACAACTACGTTGCCACCATGTACTACATCAACATCTGTAGCCTTATCAAAACGTAATCTTACAAACTGATCTGATATTGGTTCTATTCTTAGGTTTGTAACATCTTGTGGAAGTGCTGTTTTACCCACAGCCTCAAATGTTAAATCAGTAGATGTAGCTGAAAGTTGACCTTGTACATTATAACTAAACACTTGTATTTCATACGTTCCAAGCTGACTATTAAAAATTACAAAATCAGGTCTTGAAACTTTTTCAGAAACAAAGTTTCCATTCTGGTATCTGTAATTAACTTGGTATTCAAAAACACCAACGATTGGTTGCCAGCTTATAAATATTTTTGATACTGCTTGATTATTTATTGGAACAATAGTTTCTTGTGCTGTAAGACCAGCGGGTGGTTCTTTTAATTCATTTAAAATGCTTACATTTCTTGCTGGTAGTGCTGTACCATCTTCAATAAAAGCATATTTTTCCTCTACATATGAAAGTGCTGTTATTAAATAATTAACACCATCCTGTTCTTCAACAGTTATTACTCTAAATTTTTGTGATTCTATTGTTACGTTTGAAATTATCCAGATTGTATTTACATTTGGTGTCTGCGAAAAAGCTTCTGATACTGTAATTGTTGCACCAGAAACACTGCTAATGTCTTTAATTTCAACAGTACCATCTGGTAAAACTAAACTTAACTTTGCATCACCAACAGGATTTCCAGAGCTATCTACAGCAAAATCTGTTGCATTTGTATCATCTACAGTTACAACTGTTGTTGAAGTTACGCCGGCGAGTCTGCCACCTCTTCTAACACCAGCACGAACAGGGTCATTAATATCAATAATCGCGCCCGGTCTTACAACAGCACCAGCATCAATTGAAGTTGAAAAACTTACTAATTCAGATTCATTTTGTTCTGCAAATAATATTGCCCTTCCTAATCTTGCAGCTTGTCCTCTTGATGTACAACCAAATCCCTTTACCTGTTTTGTTATTATCCCAAACTTACTTTGAGCAGTACTATCTTCAACAACTTCATAATCTATCTCTTGGCTATCCATATTAAAATATGAAACAGCAACAGCAGTATGTCTTTGTTTTAAACTACTACCAGAATATGTAAAACCTTCAGAAGTAACATTACTTAAATTAAATAAATAACTAGCATCTTTTGGTGAATCTTGTGTGATTGTAATTGTACCAGCAGACCATATAGGCATACATCTCATTACACCTGCAAGTTCATTTATTAAATCAAATGCCTCACTTGATGATTGAATATTTACGTTGCAACTGAATCTAGCCTCTTGCCCTCCAAATCCATCATCTACAAGAGTGTTAGCATATTTGCTTGCGGTTACAAAAGAAAATAAATCAAGATTACTGTCTGTTACATGATCGCCAAATCCATATCTTGTATCTGTTAATAAATCTAATAAAATCATTGCAGGGCAAGAAGTCCATACAGCAGAACCCATAACACCATTAAAAATATAACCATCAGGATAAACAATGCGACCAGTTGCAATATCAACAGTTGGTGTACCAGAACTTGAAGCACCAGCACCCGGTATTCTGACTTTTATTCCTCTGATTCGAAATTTTCTTGTCGGTATTGAACTAAATTGTTGTGAATCTAATCTTATTGCGTTATATGCAGAGTTTGCATAAGTAGAGGCATCATCTACAATTTCAGAAAAACTTGTCCATTGAAAGGAATTAACAGTACTGCTACTTGTACTGTCTGCGGTTATTCTTGAAACCCTAATATCAACAGGAAATGCACCAGTAACTTCAACAGAAAAGTCTTTTTGATATGGGTCAGCAGTTCTTCCAGTAACAGTATCAGTATGTACATCAGTAAAGCCACCTGAATTATATTGAACAGAAATTTTAAACTGAACTGTATCTCCTAATAAATCACCATCTTCTGTGGCTATCTGTATCTGTGGAAATGTTATTGATACTTTGATTCGATCAACATTTGTATTTGTAATTTGTCTTGTAACTGGACTATCTGCAGTAACAGTAACATTAACTGGTATTGTTGATTGGCTACTTTCTATGCCAGCAATTTTTGTTTGATCTGCTGTTCCAAATCTTGAATTAAACGTAACATCTTGAAAGTTAAAATCAGTTGTTGCTGGACTAGAAGATGATGCTGTTGACTTAAGAATAGGAGTATCATTTAAAAATACATCTTTTAGATATGCATTTTTATATGCTGTAGATGTTCTGTCTGTTATACCTTCTTTTGACGCAGACGCACTTCCTTCAATCTCTCCTTCACTTATTAAATCAAGAAAAGTTGCAAACTGTTTACTGTGTAATGTATCAGGTGTTCTTGTCGGTTGCGGAGGGGGTGGAGGACTACTACCACCGCCACCAGAACCACGAATAATTTTACGTTTGTCTGTCATACTTGTACCTGTTCTGTATCTATACCACCACTGATAACAACAGAACCAGTAATAATTTCACCATAAACAATAGGTACAGGTGTTCCAGCCCTTGATGTTTGTTGTGTGCCACTAAAACTAAATGATAATCTTGGATCTTGTTCTGAACTAAATTCTGGTAATTTTGGTGTAGGGAATAACATACCACTTACACCTGATAAGACTAAAGCAGCACCAATACCAAAAGCAGCTTTGGCACCAGTACCAGCAGCAGCAAAACCAAAAAAGCCTTGCCCTCCAAGTTGTAATGGTGATGTGAATAAACCACCAACACCAAAACTCATTGCAATTAAAGCACCACCTAATAAAATTTTTCCTAAATTACCACCAGCACCAGATATGACAGGTACAAACTTTATATCAGATTGACCAACAGGAAAATGTAATTCATCAATACCTACATTATCTTTATCGCATAAAACTTGATAATATTTGTTGGACATATAACTTTCTAGTTGTGGAAAATTATTAATCAAAAAACTTACAGCCTGTGCTGTTGTATTTACTGCAACTTCAAATTCTTTATGGCCTGTTACTTTTACAAGATCGCCATACAGTTTTACCTTACGGAGCATAACGCAACCTCATGCCAGTACATTTTAACAACCATTGATTGTATGGTTCCTTACAGCTTATTCTATCTGCTAAATGATGTAAAACATCTCCATCTAAAAAAATCGCCACATGATTTAAACCTGTAGCCATGATAGACATAAATAACAGATCACCATTTTGTAATTTTTCTTCTGGTCTTAATTGTCTAAAACCAGTTCGCCATGCACATCTTTCAAACATTGGGTCTGCAATAAATTCTTCAGGTGTTGTTGGTCTATCCCAATCACGCAAGATTATACCTTTTGTTTCTTTATACCAATCTCTTACTAATGACCAACAATCAGTAATACCCCAAACCCAATGTCTACCTATTAATGGTGGCTTGTAACCGCTTGGCTCATAGTAACCCCACTGTTCTGTTTTTGGATTAACAATATGCCAAGGTAATTTAGAATTTTCGCAACTTATTTTATCTGCTTGACTTGCAATAGGAGCTGTTACAGGGTGGCTATGTATAACAGCTAAAATATTTCCACTTTCTTCTGCTTTTATAAAATCATTTGGGTCAATGATAAAACATTGTTGTGAATAAGTAGATAAATTTTTACAAGGAAAATATTTTTCCTTTCCTTTTATCTCTATTAATAAACCACAAGACTCTTTTGGGTCTTGCTCTTTTGCATGAACCAAAGCATCTTGTTTCCAACTCATATTTTTATTCGACCAATGCTTGGAAATTGTGCCCTTGTACATTGTCTTTTTGGCGCACGAACACCAGCAAGATCAATCGGTGCAGCAAGTTCAAAACTTACAACCTCTCTTGTTTCTTGTGACTTTCTATCAATAGAATATATCTCTTGTGCAAATTCAGCGGTTGGGTCTGGTGTGCCATAAGGATTTACATTGCCAGCAAAGTTAACAGCATCAATAAATTTTGCAAGTGTTCTTATCCTCGTTAAAGTTGCACCAGTAAGATCATTACCAGTTGTTGTTTGGTTTACTGTTAAAAGTATTGATGTAATTGTTCCAAGAACATTACTAACAGTTAGAGTTGGTCTTGGTATCTGGCCTTTTTGATATGCAAAGCCTTCTGCTTGCACTGGGAATCTTTGGTATGTATTGCCAGCCCAAACAATTTCACCATTGGAATTTAAACTTGAACCAGCATGAAATCTATATGTTGAATCTGACCCATGCAAAGCAGTAGTTGTAGTAAGTGTAAATAATTCAATAATT